AGGAAATTTTGATTCTGCCGCCACTTACGACACCCCCGTGACGGGCGTTTATACAGGTATTCTGCATGACGCTTCTAATACTGTTGAAGACGCAGACATCTGCTCGGGTTATTCGGTAGTCGCTAAGAGCAATGGCGGCAATCAGGTCAAGGTTTCCATTAGCGCAACTGATGTTGTCAATCATCAGAATGGTCAGGGCAAGATGGGCCATTGGGTTGGCTTTGCAATTGTTGCTCCGACAGGCGTTGACGGCTTTAAGTATGCCAAGGGCGTTGACGGCGTTTTAGGCGCAGTTAACCCGCTCGAAGAAAATGTAAAAGATACAGAAAGCGGTTTTGCTATGTATGTTGACCATACTCAAAACGGCATGGCTGACTCTGTTATCAAGTTGCAGTGGACTAAGAGCGGTGCAGACGAAGGCGCTATGACTTACTACGTCATC